TACGGAAATGATGCACATTCTTCAATAACCTCTTCTGCGAATTTTTCATCCGGCGCCCAAATCATCCCCGATTCAAAGATCGGTGATACGGCGTTAACTCTAGCGTGTTTATCTTGGCCTTTGCTAGGAGTGTAATTTATAACAGGAATACCCATTTTACGCAATTCAAAAGTTAAAGGCATTCCAGATGCTTTAGACTCGATAATGACTGTTTCAGGATTCCAATAGCGATATTGTTCAAGTGCTTCCTTACGAAGTTCTGGAAACTCTAGTCTATCTTTAAAAGCATCTAATAATATTAAATTAGCAGGTGAATCATCATCTGGGTAAAACACGCCCCACGTTGTAATTGCAGAATAGTCCGCAGTTTCTTTTTTAAGAAAAGCTGTATCATAACTTTGAATGATATGTTGCAAAGGAGGGATATAAGGTTTTTCCCAAACCTTCCACCATTCTCTTTTGATCAACGATCCTTCTTCAGCTGTTGGATTTTGCATCCACTGTGCATTCCATTTACCGAGAGAGATAGAAGCTTTGACTCCTTCTAGTTCATCTAATTTCCAATACTCTGGCCATACAGGTTTATTACTAGGTAGTATTGCTGGAAACTCAATAACTTCCCACTGATCTGATTTTAATTCTTTTTGATTCTTTAACAACATACCTGTTAGATCTTTCATATTCCATCGTGTCATTACAACAACGATTGCTCCACCAGGCTGTAAACGTTGACGTGGTCCTGATGTATACCAATCATAAGCTCGCTCTAACGCTGCTACGTTTAATGCATCTTGCTCTGAGTGTGGGTCATCAATGATAAGTAAATCCGCTCCACGGCCCGTTATGGCCGATCCAACACCGGCTGCGTAGTATTCACCACCTTGTTCAGTTTCCCATTTACCAGCGGCTTGACTATCCTCTCGTAATCTTGTTTTAAAAACTTGCTTGTACTCTTGAGAATCCATTAACGTTTTTGCTTTACGACCGAATCGTATGGCAAGCTCCGTGGTGTGAGTTGATTGGATAATTTTTAAATTAGGTTTACGTCCCACCATCCAGGAAGGTAGTAAGAAAGATGCAAACTCAGACTTCGTATGTCTGGGTGGCATATTGATAATGAGTCTTTTGATTTTACCTTTTGCAATTTGATTAAATTTTTCTGCAATTTTTTTGTGGTGCTTACCTTCTATAAATTCAGGCCATACGTGTTTAACAAAATCTAAGAATGAATCGTGGACTTTCTCTTGCTTTGTTTTTTCTTCTAGCTTCATAGCTAGTTTTAAAAATTCTTTCTGCGCGTCAGGCGGCAGCTTGTCAATGATTTCTTGTTTCATAAAATTTTTTGCAGAATTTTTTTAGTTCTGTTTCTCTCTCATTTGAATTTTATACCATATCTATGTCTAAATCAAACCGTAAAGGTCAAACCATTGGGACCCCTTTTTGTAAACGGGTGGGTGGGCCCGTAGTTAACAAGCATATTTAGGGTTGTATTGAGACCCCTACACTATATGTAGGGGTCTACAACTTATTAGCTATGCCATTCAGATGGTATTTTATTTGGTATGTAGATTGCGTCGCCTACGATTACATCAGCGTCGCCGTATTTATCTGCGTACATTTTAGACGCAACTTCATTGACAGGTTTATCTTTTAACTTGCCCTCTTCATCAATGATTAATATGCCGTCATTAACTTGCACGACTTCCACATATCCACCTACAAACTTCTGCGCGTCTGATAGTGACGGGTCGTCGTTCTTTGATTGTATTTCTTTAACTGTCGTCATATGTCCTTTCATTAGTTAGTATTATAGAACAACTCAGTTAAGATTTTTAATATCTCCTCGTCTGATTTGCCCTCTGCTTTTAACTCGTCGTAGTGTTCCTCGTATGCTCGTTCCCACCACGCGTCATTTACTTCGCAACTCATTACTGGTTCTCCTCTTTAAAGGTTGCCTGTTGCTCGTTCCATACTTCTTGACACGCGTTGTAGTAGTCATTGTATGTGTGTTCGCAGTTTATACAAATTTTATTATTGTAGTCTGCCCACTCGTCATTGTGAGTATCTTCCTCACAAATTTTACACTCTCTATTATTTATCATATGTATTTATCCTTTCTATATAGGAATTTATACTATTCTGATTGCGTGTCAACCCCTTTTTCTTTTATTGTGTGATCATAATAAGTATGACCCCAACTAGTCGTATGCTTTGTTTTTGTAGGGTCATCAATCGGCGTTTCGAGTGCCTCGGTTCGTGGTGCGATTGCAACGATACGTTCTATATTAGCATTTGCAAAATCATTATAACAACTATTACTACAAAAATATTTATAGAACGAATTTTTATTCCACTCGTTTTGTTTTACTTTTCTAGTTCTTAAAACCTTAGAACCCTTGCTACCTCGCACCCTATCCTGAGTGCGAGATTTGTGACAATAAGTTCCGTGACACCAATAATGTGTACTCATTGATTTCCCCCAACTGCTATCAATGTGTACTTACCTTTGGCAGTTCTATAACCCTCGTTTGCTATATCATAATATGTCAATAGCTTGTCGCCACCTTTACTAACCCACTCACGTGAGAGATTTGTCCATTTACCCTTTCTAAAAATTATGCCTTTGTGTTTCTTTGCATAATAAGAAATTGTAAATTTATCATTTATTTCTAGTTTCATATATATCCTTTCTATTTGTTATATGTGGGATAGTATAATATCCCACATATTAGTCAAGCCTTAATTCAAGGCTTGTTTTTGATACTCCATTCTAGCTTTTATCTTATCTTCTCTAGTCTGATTTTTATTCTTCATTCCTTTAATCATATTAGCAAGATTGCTAGGGTTATAGATTGTTAAACCAGTAGAATTAGTTCTAATTAATTCTGCCTCGTCTAATTCTATTCCTAACTCTTTGGCTAACTCAATGCCCTCAGATAAATAACGATATGCTTTCAAGCCTATCTTTAACTGGTCGCATTGTTTCATTATAGAGTTTATCCACGTTTGGTGTGTGCTTACAACTTTAGCTTTTGCACTTCGCCATTGTAAAAAGATATTATATTCATCTTTAGTACAAGCGATTGCTCTTGACCTACAATGAGAAGTTCCAATAACATCAGCATAAAAACTATCATCATATTGTTTAGTGATACCAGTTCCATTATCACTAGTATAACCAGTTGATTTACCTAGTTCCTTATTACACATATCAACGTGCTTTGTTTTATGTGGGTTGCTATCTTTGCCTGATTGTTCAGCAATAATATCAGGGTTGCAACCTTTCTCTTTTAGTTCTTCTCTAAAATATGCGTGTGCAAACTGCATACTATCTTCGCCACTACTATAACTCTCTCTACCATTTAGATTGCCATACAATCCAAAATCAAAATGAGATGATGTTTCTGTCTTTTCGCCCTCATCATCTACATCTTCGTTATGTGCAAAGTAAAAGCATTTATCTTTTGCAACTACATCACAAGGGTCGCCATACTTCTTTTTAAAGACACGCAAAGTTGCGACATCTTCTTTTGGATATGACCTTTCAACAACTTGCTTTGCTAATTCAAAAGTAGATTTTTGTATAGTATCAAAATCTTCTCTTGCTTGCATAAACGCTTGTTGCTCTTGCGTTTCTTCTTTTTCAAATACATCTTTAATTCTATTGTAGAATTTGTTTCTGTATTCGGTGTTCATTCTTATTTTTGACATTGTGTTTTATCCTTTCTGTTTATTGATACGTGGGAATTTATACTAATGGTTTTAATTGTCAAGTCTCAAATTAATTTCTAGTTTAGAATCATTCTAAATTTTTTTGTAGGGAGGGTGGGCCCATAGGCAACAAGCTTATAAAAAAAATAAAAGGTCCTTGACATAGTTCCCATAAACCCCTATATAGAGTTAGGTATTACTATTATTACTGGTCTAATCTTAAGAATTAGTATTGGGAAGAGTAGTAGTCCTTTCGGGTTTAGACCTGCGTTGGCTTATAATTGCATATAACACCGCGCAGGCTTGAGCCCAGATCTTATGCGGCAAAGTAGGACGTAAAGCCCACGCCATAAGATCTGGGGTCAAGTTAAGTGTATAGTCGCGTAGCTAGCTGAAAAGCGTGGGCTATCTAACTTGGCCACTTTAGAATGATTCTAAACTTTTTCAGTGGGGCGCGGGCGGGTGGGCCCGTAGGTCACAAGCTTACAAGCTTAAAATAATAGTTGACAAGCTGACTGGGATATTGTAGGAATAGATCTTGACCTCGTTTGGTGCTTTTCCGGTCGATAAATTTGCCAAAGCACCACAAACTAGAAAGGATATTATGAAAGTAAAAGACGCGTTAAAAATAACAGACTCATTTACAAAGACTAAAAAAATGCCCGGCCTGAGCTACAGCCTGCCAGCCTGGGAATGCAAGACAGGCGCTAAGCTGGTGAAGGTACCAGGCAGCGTGTGCGCGGGCTGTTATGCAATGAAGGGTAACTATACAAGATACCCGGCTATTAAAGCAGCGCAATATAGGAGGCTTGACGCTATCAAAAACCCGTTATGGGTTCAGGCGATGGCTACAAAAATTAAACGTCAAAAATGGTTTAGATGGCACGATGCCGGAGATATACAGAGCGCGGACCATTTAAAGAAAATTTTTGAAGTGTGCAAGCTTACGCCAGATACAAAACACTGGATGCCAACGCGCGAAGCGCAATTCTTAAAAGATGTAAACCCTGAAGATGTTCCAAAAAATTTAATCATTAGAATGTCTTCGCATATGATTGATCAAGGCCCGGTAAGCTTCTGGCCCTGGACATCGACAGTAGGATCTAAAACAAGAACCTGCCCGGCTCCTGATCAAGACGGCAAATGCGGCAGCTGTAGAACCTGCTGGAACAGAGAAATCCCAAATATAGAATATGGCAAACATTAAATACGACTACGACATAGAAGCGGTCCACAATGACTGGTGCCGCGCGAACGGTTACCCGGTCCGCAAGCGTACAAGCAGAAAACCAGGGAGGCCAGGGAGGGTGGGCCCGAAGGCCACAAGCTCTCAAGCCGACAAGCGGGTGGGTGGGCCCGAAGGCCACAAGCTAACAAGCTAACAAGCTAGGCGTCAAGCGGTTCGCGGATCAACAAGCGTTGGATATGGTCCCAAGCCTGGGCCACGCACGGCGTCTCTCTGTAATCGGACAGAAGACCGTGGATCGATTTACTCTCATAAAGTTTTATGATGTCTCCAAGAGGCTCTTGGAGTAGGATAAAGTTCCGTTTCGTTCTGGTCATATGAAATAGTTTTTGATGGGGACTAAAAGATATTTTTGGAGCTCTTGCAATCTTAAGCTCAACCATAAAAAATCCGCAAGAATCGTGATAACCAAGCAAATCAGGCACACCAAAAGATGCCCAAGATTCCAGTCTAGTCCACTGAATTTTAGGTGTGTTTTTCTTAAGTTTTTTCCAAAGTTTTGTTTCTGCTTTCACCGGAATTCCTACTTGCTAACTACTACATATTGGGGTAAATTACAAGTATGACACAACCGAAGAGATTAACAGATAAACAGATCAAATTTGCAGAATTACTAGTTTATAATGAAGGCAAGATGTCTCCAGCAGAGGCAGCTTATGAAGCCGGTTACAAGACTAGAGCAAGAAGAGCTGCAGCAGAGATGCGTAACCCTAAATATTTTCCATTGGTGGTTAAATATATTGGTGAGTTAAGAGCAGAAATAAGAGAGAAGTATGGCATTACATTTGAAAAGCACGTGTCGGAACTAGCCCAGATAAGGAACAAAGCTCTAGAGAATAAAGCCTGGTCAGCAGCTGTAAATGCAGAAGTTGCTAGAGGTAAAGCAGGTGGTTTATATGTAGATCAAAAGCTTGTGATGACTGGCAATATAGATAATTTATCTGCCGATGAAATCAAAGACAAACTTAAAAAGATTCTAGATGATAACAAAGAAATAATTAATATTACGCCTGAAGATATCGAATCAAGTACGCTAGAATTGCAATCAGAATCCAACCCTGATTCCCATTAACAATAAGATTAATCTTACTTAATATTTTTCTTGGTGACTTTTTTACTAGTGACCATTTGTTGGTAACTGTTTCGTACATTGCCATTGTTTTCTCCTTGTGGATTTGGCCCTCGTAATGGTGGTAGTTGACTCCATTTTACGTTAGGCATATTTTTAGTTAGAGTTTTATTTTTCATTTATTTTTTCCATCTTGATTATACACCCTTTTGGAAACACATTTCTATCACTAAATACCTCTTCTTTTTCATCATACGAAGCAAACGTCCATAAGAACTTATTTGTTTTCTTATACACATAAGCTTGTGTGATCATAACACAACACTCAAACTTATCGAACTCATCTGCCGTTGCGTGCCCAGCGTCGCCTGTAATGTCGAGCCATCTGATAGAATAGAAATAATATCTCTTCTTGTTGATGATTGCGTGTCTGTATTTAGATTTTTTAGGTTTTCTCATAAACATCTTATACTGTATAGGGAGATTTTTGGGCAAAAAAGTTTTTATGAAAACAAAAAAATCCCCGCGCGCCGAGTACATTTGTAAAAAATGTTGGTATATATAGCTTATTTGACTGTGCCAGGCTGTGCCAAGGGTCGTGGCACACTATTATTCGCTTATACCAACACTTATAAGCCAAAATAGGGGTGTGCCAAGTGTGCCAGAGGTTTTTTTTACTTTTAAAAAAATAAAATTGCTCCAGAATTCCCCTATACACTGGCACATTACTTATCTTTGAACACATTTGTGCCATATTTGATAATCTTTTTAACATTTTGACCTTGTAAATCAAGCGTAGCAAATGGTTTCCATTGCTGCTTCATTAAATTTAATTCTAAAATTAAATTTGACCATTGTTTTTGTGTTATATTTTTACTTGTTATGGTTACTGTTTTCATTGTCTCCTTTCTTTAGAATCATTCTAAGGTAATAAGGGGCTTCCACTCTCGCATCCACCCCTCGTCCCTAGGGAACATTCTAACTCTGTTTATATGTCGGTGACTTAAATATTTTTAAGCTCTCCGCTTTTAATACTATTCTCTTTGGCTCTGGTGAGTTAAATAGTTTTGTTTCTTGTAACTCTACTCTTCTCACTGCTTCGAGGTGTCCGTCCATTGTTTCAATATAGATAGGACAATCAGATATGATTGTGCCTTTCTCATTGTTAGTGAACTTTCCTAGTATCTGTTGAAAATCTCTTATTCTCATCAATCCTCCTTACTATTATTCTTATTAATTCATACCACTTACGGCCCCACATCTCTCTTACATCTCCACTAGTTTTCCAATAAGCGTTAGCTATATTATCCAACCTTCTTTGGTCTTGTTTTATAATACTCATCTACCCTCCTTAAAAAGTTATGCATATGTTTCTGAAACTCCAAGCCTTCAATAACAAATTCTTGATAATAATTATCCTTGCTACACATCATAATCACACCCTTTGTAATTTTTGTGTTGAACAACATATTATGTGCCATTGCATAAGCTGCTAGTTGAAGACAATAATCTCCAATCCATTCTTTACGCTTTGGTTTGTTAGTTTGCTTGAAGTCTATAATAGCATCTTGGCCTTTGTGTATGCCTACTAAATCTGTTTGGCCTGCGTATAATCCTGGGTAATACAAAGTACACTCTGTGCCATAATATTCTGTAACATTAGATAACCCATTTTGGATAACTTGTACTGCCATATTGTGTGCTTGTTTACCTACATTGGTTTCGTCTAAATAACCTTGCTCCAAGATATACATCTCTAGAATCTTATGCATTGCTGTGCCTCTCGCTGCACTAGAAGCCACGATCCGCGTTGCATTGTCCTCTCCCTCCCTAGCGCGCCACTTGGCCAGCGATTCGCGTTTCTCGGCCGGCTGTGTGATGTCCAGGATAGTTGTAACACTCGGTAATTTTTCTTTATCAAACACATAGTGTCGTTTACCTTCTATCTTTTCTCGTTGAGTCTTAGGGTACTTATAACAGTTGTTTCTTTTCATTTTTTCTTTCCCGTCAGTATTTTTTTTATTATCGTTGAGGTTGGGTCTAATAAGTCATTTGGATCAAACGTTTTACTACAACCCGTTAATAGTATTAAAATAATTATAATTCTCATATTAATTTTTTACCTTGTTTTAAAGTTAAGTCACCTACATCTTTAGGTATAAACTCCAACTTACCAAAATGGGTCGATTGAGGTAAGTCTTTTTTATACCACGTAGGCTCTTCTAATTCATTTAAATTCCAGGCCCAATATGAACTATCATTAAATCTACACACATAACCCGGTATCTTATCTTCGACTTTGGCTTGATTAACTAAGAAGTCATATTTAATTTTTTCAATCAAAGAACCATCAAAGTCATTAGGTCCATACTTCTCTCTATTTTTTAACTCCATAATATAATTACTATTTCTTACATCCATAGAACTATAAGATTCTTTTAATAATATAATAGGATCTCGACTAAAAATTTTTTCGTTAAGCTCTCTAATCATATTTCTTTGTGTCTGTTGCCAACTCATTTCTTTTTACCTCTATAATCACTTAACTTAATAATATTAGTTTGATCCGTGGTAGTAGAATAATGATCTATAATTTGTGATATTTTATTTAACTTTACGTGAGCGTAAGGAAATAATAAACAACACACGTGAAAGGCATCTCTAAAGCAACATCTCCATCGATATTGCATTTTATGCCCGTTTTTCCTAGGTTTTTTGCGTACGGTACCACATCCTAAAACACTGTGAACCCAGTCTACTATAAATTTATCGGTCATAGAAATTTCCATAACGATACGCCAACATTCATATCGATTAACTTTGTTACCTTTTTTCTTACGTTCAAAATATTTTTTGTAAGTAATACTTCCTTCTCCATCAAATAATCCAGCGATGTACGCTGCTTCATTAGTCGTCATTGTTACCTTTAAAAAATTTTTTACAATGTTCAGCAAACTTCTCATCATCCAACTGATCAGCGAAAAGTTTTATGATAGCTTTATAAGCGCCGCCGCCTTGGTACTCAACGTCTTTTTCAGAAACGTTATTATTTTTTTTAAATTTTATTTTATTTTTTATCGACATATAAAACCGTGAATTTATCTTCATAGCCATCATAATAATAACCATTAACTTTTGGTTTTCTGCTATATTTTTTTTTACTCTCTACTTTCTTAGGTTTAAACTTCGATGTTCGTAAAGCTTTGGCTACAGGATTTTTCACTGCAGCCTCGCCTTCTCAACCAATGCTTCTAACTCTTCAGGAGTAGGATCATCTATAAATACTTCTCCCTCTGATTTACAAGTTGGACACTGATGTACTTCATCATAAGATGAAGTATTCTCTCTTAAGTATCCATTACCTTTGCAGTGATTACAAATAGCTTTATGTCTTACTTTTTCCATTTGCTTTTCCACCTTTGTTATCTAAAAAAAATCTAATTAATCTTCCTATCATTTTAGATCTTGTTCTGTTCGTCTTCGTTGCAAGTGTTCCTAATTGTTCCCAGTCTGCTTTGTTAACTGATAACGATTTATATTTATTTGGGTCTGCCATTATGCTCCTTTCTAATTTAGTTTTTTACTTTTATATATTTGAAAACTACCCCATAGATTTACTAACTCTTTAAAATCTTTTATAGTAGGTAATGTCATTTCAGGAAATTTTTTGTCAATATGTTTTTTCATATCTAACCATTCTTGATTATCTAATTCTTGTATTGTTTTCATTGTTTCTTTAGCTGTCATTTTATTCTTTCTGTTGTTGTTCATATGGGAATATATGCCAATAAAACAAGGGGTTGTCAAGTATATAATTTTATTATAGTATGAGGATCTCTTCTCACACCTTTTGTTTGTTCGTCCCTTTCTAGGGGCGGGCAAACAACTTAAATATCTAACATAGGTTCACATTTAAAGGCAACCACAATTCTGTCATTGTTGACACGATTTTGCCCCATTTGATTCATCATTTCTTTGGCTATATCATAACCTGAGGTTGCACACTCAAAGTGTGAATTATAAACTTCTTGACTTGGTGTAGGAGGTAAACAGTTCTGGTACATTTGTGTACAGATTGTAAATACTAATATAAATTTCATTAACGTCCCTGGCCACGATACTTCTTCCAAGTTCTTCGTTTATGTTTATTCATCTTACATAAACTAGGGTGTCTACCAATATTTGTTTTAGTAAATATAGCTTCGTGTACTACTTGATCTTTAAACTTTTTCGCCATCTTCTTCTAGCCATTCTCTAACAAAAGGTTTAGCACCTTTGGGTGCTATAATAGTAGGTAGATAAATTATCTTACCATTTATGTGTTGCTCTAAATCAGCACCACAATTCATACATCTAAAAAAATCTCTTTCAATAGCAACTAAGGCTGTAAACTCTTCACACGTTGGACATTTACCATTTACAACTTCAGCTGTGAATTTAAGTCTTTTTTTTCTAGGCATTACTCTAGTATTAATGCTTTTATAGATAAAGATCCATCTATATTTTTTTCTAATTCTGCTTTAGATTTTATGCATTGGTACTGTACTTGTTTCTTTGTATCACGCATTGCAATCCTCTTACCCTTCAGGCATTCAGACATAGATTCTTGAATTCTGTGTTCCTTAATTTCTCCGTTAATTATCATAAG